CACTAGATAAGGCACTATATTGCTGCAAACTATAAGTGAGCAAATAATTACCATCAGGAAAATCACTCATATCAACCGTTAAATCCGAACTATTAGCAATAAAACCAGGAGAGCGAGTCGAAGAAGGATCGAGTAAAATAGATCCAACAGGACCAAGAGGAGCCGAAGGTGTAATGGCAGTAGAGTTGAAAGCATAAACTCTAGTAAAATTTCCAGTACCTAAACCTGGAGAGACACAAGGGTCTTTGAACTGTACTTTATAGTGCAATATAAAGGAACCATAAGATTGCCCACCATTAAGTAAATCATCACAAACCAAAAAATAAGTACCCTGATTAGTCAGCCAGGTCGAACCGTCGGAGCTGTCAGTAGTTGAATTGGCAGTAGTGAAGTAATTCCTAGTCACAGAAGTGTGTCGCATAGGAACAATGGCAGGCGTGATCGCACTAAAAGTCATGGCACCAGCTTGTTGGCTAGCACCAATATCATTTTGAGCATTATCAGTAGGGTCAGGATCATGATACAAAGTGAAAGCTCCAGTGGTATCAGTCGGGCAAGTTGGAACATATTCAATCGCAGTACCAGGAAGAAAGCGAAAAGTTTCCCACATTTGATTTTCTATGGAAACTCGTGCATTAGGAATATTGCTGGGTTGCATCCTCAATGAATAAATGAGAGTACCAGGTTGAATTTGACTATTTGCACTATAGGTCAAGAGTTTAACAGAACCAGAAAAGATCGCAGATTTGCTAGATTTCTGCTTAACAATTCCAGGTCGAGACATCCTTGATTTACGAACTGCAACTGGAACATCTCTAATTCTGTTCACATTTCCTCTTCCGTTGAACTTTCTTCTAACTCTTCTCCCTCCTGAAATTCTTGGAGTACTTTTCTTATTGCTTCGAGCTCCTCCTTTTTTGGCAGAGGTACGCCTTTTAGTCTTCGTGGTAGACGTTGATTTTCTAGACATTTCCGTAGAATGATTTTGAAAGGGGTATTGTAAGAGTCCTTTGGCGCCAAGTAAAACTGACGCAGCTGTGTGCTTGAAGGATTTCCCAAAATTCTCTTGGAAATATTTAAGATCCGCCTCACTAGTAGGTAAATCTTCGTAATCTCGGTCGTGTACTTGACAAGATCTATCGAAGTCGTCGATTGGGGCAACGGAATAATCGTTTGAATAAGATTTTCCGCCAGTGTATCCAGGTCCACAATAGTTTCCGTATAAAGGTATGGAAACCGTTTTGTTTCTAGACAAATCGTCGGGTGTTTTAAACACTCCCTCCACAGATTCTAGACCGGTCCAGAAGTTCAAAGCTTCAGAGTGATTCAAAATGATTGATTTAACAGTCAGAGAAACAACCTCAGAAACTTCTAATTCGTTAAGAACTCCTATCTGAAAATGTGCATTAAAACCACTCTTGATTTCGTCGTGTAGATATTCAGTGAAAACAAACCGAATAAGAGATACAACTTCCATAAAAGACTTTTGATCAGCAGCAATAAGTAAAGCAAGGACATTGGCTCTCTCGAGATACTCCACATGGGTAAATTTTCGGGCGCCAGTGGCGAGAGCGGAAAAGATTCTTTCGACATCGTAAAGGGGAACATAGTAACCACTCATTTTAACAATAGTAGCTCCAAGGAACTTGAGTCCCACTAGAGTAGTTTGAACCATGTCATCCTCCGCTTTGAGTTCAAGGCCACACAATTGATAAAAAGCTGATCTGTTGCGAAAATCAGCCAAAAACTCAAATCCTTTGGAAACTCTGCAGATATCATCATCAGCATACTTGTGATCACTCATATACTGACGGGCTTCTATCCAAGTTCTGCATTTTGGTATCATGCGTTTAATAAAAGCCAAGCTAACCAATTTATGAGCAATAGAATTGTCGTAAGAGGTTCGAACTCCTCCAGAACATTGGCCAACTTTTGTTTGTATCACTTGTCTCCAAGGTGTAACAATGAACTTTTCTTTTCCAGTGAACTGATAACATTTTTCAATCCGTAACAAATCATCCTCGTCATAAGAGTCATCCAATAAGCCGAGTCGCACCTCTTTGCAATATTGGTTCATGAACAAATGGTAACTTTTATCCCACTTGCGAACATCACCAGTGAAATAAGTAGCTCCATCGTTTTCTAAATTTGAACAAAAGCGATGAAAACCTCCCCGAGCGAAGGAGATTCCAAGCTCAATTCCTGTTTTCTCATGATTTTTGGTCATTTGATCATTCATGTATTGGAAGAGCCGCATTTCAGTGAAGGTCAGATTAGAAGGGCTTTGCACGAAGACACGTTGATCTTTGCCTTCGATTTTCTCCATAGGTAACATCTCTACTTTGCCAGTTAAAGACCAAAGGGGGACGATTCGATCATCATAAGGGAGGTGGATCCAGTAATCACTGTAATCTTTAAACCCATTGTCATAGTAATCTCCTTTGTTTTTAAATATCTTGTCAGGGTCATAGCCCCAAGAGGCTTGACGATTAACAACAATTTCAG